GAAAACGTAGGCAACGCGGCAGTAATTAAAACAGATGATGAAGACGTAGCATACTTGGATGAAAAACCTACCGAAGAAACATTTGAAAAAACCCTATCGGAAGCCAGAAGAGGTGGCAGATGCTTACCGGTAAACAAATTCCACGACTACTTTACCAGCTGTTTGCCTTATCCTCAGCGCGGGCCGGCAGTGCCACTGACGATAGAAGGCAATGCACCAGTAAACCTATTCGCCAGCGCCGACCTGAAAAAGAAGTTGACACCAAGCAATGACATTTTCTTGAACAGTACAGCAACGGGAGTAACCACAGCAGAACCAAAAATATATAATTCAGTAGGAACAGAGAGCAACCCAAACGCTGCATATGTTTCAGGCGCATCAACAAGCCTAGGCACTGTACAAAAAGGTGGATTCTTAGGTGCGGACCTGGGAGGAGTAAACGCAGCAACCATCAACGATTTGAGAAAAGCCGTAGCAGTACAACAGTACTACGAAGAACTTGCACGCGGTGGCAGCAGATACCGCGAACAGGTACAAGCACTATGGAATGTGGTTATCTCGGATAAAACTGTACAAATTCCGGAATACCTTGGCGGTGGAAGATACCATGTCAACATGAACCAAATCGTGCAGACCAGCGGACAGCAAGCCGATACAGACACACCTATCGGCGAAACCGGTGCAATGTCAGTAACGCCAATCAACGAAAGCAGTTTTACCAAATCGTTCGAAGAGCACGGTTTTGTAATCGGTGTATGTTGTGTACGGCACAATCACAGTTATCAGCAAGGCTTGGAACGTTTTTGGAGTCGAAGAGACAGGCTCGACTATTACGTGCCGCAGTTCGCAAACTTAGGTGAACAGCCTGTCAAAAAGAAAGAAATCATGTTGACCGGCTCAAATACAGATGATGAAACCTTCGGATACCAGGAAGCATGGGCAGACTACAGAATGAAGCCTAACCGGGTATCCGGTAAAATGCGAAGCAACGCAACAGGAACGCTGGACTTCTGGCACTATGCCGACAACTATTCAACCGTACCGACACTCTCGCAAGGATGGATGGCAGAAGGAAAAGAAGAAATTGCACGCACACTCATCGTACAGGACGAGCCGCAATTTTTCGGCGCAATACGCGTAGCAAACAAAACCACAAGACGGATGCCGTTGTACAGCGTACCGGGCTTGTACAAACTGTAAGAAAGGAGGAAGCCCGGAGAAATCCGGGCTATTTTTGAATGGGAGTATTATCAGGAATCTTAACAGCACTAAACGTAGCAGGAAACGTAGCGAATACGGTCGGAACAATCGCCGGAGCAGCAAAAAACGTTGCTGGAGCTTTTGGTGGATGGGGTCAGACAGGCAACAGCCAAAGCCAAGGCGGGAGCACAAGCCAAGGCGGTGGACACTCAGAGAGTGGAAGCCAAGCCGGAACAAACATCCAACAGGTAAATGACTGGCTTAAACAGGCATACGCATACCAAGGGCAAGAAGCTGCCATGCAAGGTAAATATAACAGCCAAAGCATGCTAAAACAAATGGGATACAACACCTTACAAGCAATCATGCAAGGCGTATACAACCATATTGAAAACAGCGTAGCAATGAACTACAACAGTGCAGAAGCACTAGCAAACCGTGAATGGCAAGAGCACATGAGCAATACAAGTTACCAGCGAGCAGTTGAAGACATGCGAAAGGCAGGACTTAACCCTATCTTAGCGTTCTCAAACGGCGGCGCAAGCACACCAGGAGGAAGTGCAGGAACAATCAGCGGTGCAAGCATGGGTTTAGCAAGCAGTAGCGCACTAGGAGTAAGCAGAAGCGGTGGGTTTGTACCAAATGCATACTCAAGCTCAAGCTGGAGTAAAAGTGATTGGTATAATGCAGCAGAAAGCTGGCAGCAGATGCTTAGTTCGACACACATGACGCCATACGGACTGCAAAAAGCACTTACAGAAGTCGGAAACGACACAAGCAAAGCAATCGAAAAAGCAACAGAAAAAACGGGAAAAGTCAAAGAACAAAGTAGGGGCATGAAGCCGCAGGACAAAACTGGAGCATACGGAGAAAAGAGAAAGCCAGGTGATTATCTAAGATGAGTTGTTACAAGCCATTAATAAGGCTGTACAACCCGAACAATAAAAATATCAGCGGGAGGGTGTATTCACTCTCCCGCTTTTCCGAAATATCGGGAAGACAGCTAAAATATGAGGATTTGATGTATAGGAAAGATGTCATGTTGATACCATGCGGGCAGTGCATCGGATGCAGAATCAGACAAAGAGAGGACTGGACAACACGAATAGAATTAGAAGCACGAGATTATCCAAAAGAAGAAGTCTGGTTTATAACATTAACTTATGACGATGACCATGTACCGGGCATGATAGTAAACACAGGTGAAATAATGCGAAAAGTGCAATACGTCTGGAAGCCGGGAGAGAAGCGCCCTGAAAGCGTCCAAACGTTACTGTATACTGACGTTCAAAAGTTCTTAAAACGCCTCAGAAAGGCTTATAAGGGCAAATTACGCTATTTTATAGCGGGAGAGTACGGAGAACAGACAGCTAGACCGCATTATCACATGATACTGTATGGATGGCAGCCAACAGACCTAGAACACCTATACAAAATACAACACAACGGATACTTCACAAGCAAATGGCTAGAAGACCTATGGGGCATGGGTCAAATACAGATAGCACAAGCAGTGCCAGAAACATATAGATATGTTGCAGGATACGTCACAAAAAAAATGTACGAGATAGACGGTAAAAAAGCAAATGCATACTACGAACTAGGGCAAGCAAAGCCATTCGCATGTATGAGCCTTAAACCGGGTCTAGGAGACCACTACTATCAAGAACACAAAGCAGAAATCTGGAAGCGAGGGTATATCCAATGCACAAACGGCAAACACGCACAAATTCCACGTTATTATGAAAAAATGATGGAAGCTGAAAACCCACAAAGATTGTGGAGAATTAAACAGAACAGGCAGAAAGCGGCAATCGCAGAAAACCGACTAAAGTACGAAAACGCAGACTTTGCAGAACAATGCAAAACAAAAGAGAGAGTGATAAAGAAGCAAATGAAGAAAAAAGGGACACTTTAACAGTGTCATGGTGTCACCTAGCCCAGTACCTATCAAGTAAGGTACTGGGCTATTACCATTTAAAGAATCCATGTATCAATCTATTCAGTCTATCAAATAGCTATACCTTTATCGCGCGTGCACACGCGCGCGAAGCGCGCACGCGCGCACGCGCGGCTCTTCAGCGCTATTGTTCGCAAGCTCACAAGCGCCGTAAAATATATAACTTGTTGTAGGAGTAGTAGTAGAGGTAGTGGAAAAGTTGAAAAGTACTAAAATTTAACGCTAAAGCGTAAATAAAAAGCAAAAAATGCTGTTGAAAATTTTGTTGAAAAATTGTTGAATTGTTGAAAGTCCGTCAAAATGACGAAAATCATTGTGCAACATTTTGTTGAAAACATGTTGAAAGTGTTGAAAGTGTTGAAAACGCGCACAGCGCTAAAAAGGAATGGATTTAGCCGAGCTCCGCATGCGCTCCGCACGGCAAGGCGCTAAAGCGCCGTTCAAAACAAAAAACAATTGACATGCGACAAAATACATGATACAATCCACAATAGAAAGCGGGGGAGCAAAATGATTAAAAGCTATATCATGGACACAGACGCAAACGAAAAAGTAGGGCAGCACTTCAAAGTAAGGGAATTCGCCTGCAAAGACGGTTCACAGGTAGTTTTTATAGATAGTTACCTAGTGTCAATCCTGGACATTCTCAGAAACCATGTCGGAAAGCCTGTAATCATCAACAGCGGATACAGGACACCGGCAAGGAATGAAGAGGTAGGCGGTGCAAAGTACTCATACCATATGCGCGGTATGGCTGCAGACATCCGAATTAACGGCATGACCGCAAAAGAAATTGCCAACGAACTGAATAAAATCATTCCGTATGAATGCGGCATTATCGTATACAATACGTGGGTACACATAGACACACGCGCCAGCAAATACAGAAAGGGGGTATAAGATGGCACTGATTTCCATTAAGGACGTCAAACAGGCAATCCGCATTATGATGCAGATTCTCGAAAAGCTTGACGAAATCTATCACGCACTGCATGATAGCATCAATGAAAATGAAAAGGAGTAAAGCCATGATGTACAAATCTTGGAACGTACGAGACCAGCCCAAAGAAACACTAGAAAGACAGCTCGAAAAAAAATACAAAGAAATTAACAGCAATTACAAAATGCTTAGAAAAGTATCAGACATCGAAGATGCAAAAATGCTAATAGATGAAATTTGGCAGATGAAAAGCTACGCAAACACAATTGAAATTGAATTAATGAGAAGGGAGTGTAACAATGGCGCGACATCGTAAGATAATGGGCGGGGCAAAAGACCGCCGTGTGTTCAACGTAACAGCACGAAAAACCAAAACCATCAACCTTAGCCAGAAACCTATGCGCGGCGGCATCCGGCTGTAAAAGAAAGGAAGGATAGATATCATGAAGCATGAATATTTTGGCCTGTGGGATAGCGTAGCAAAGTGCTACGCATGGGTAGGCGAGAGCAAAAACAATGCAACCTTTGCACGTATGTGCAACGTAATGGCAAAGGATGAAAAAACGTTTGTCGGGCAGGCGCCCGGCGACTACACCGGCTTCAAACTGGCAGCGTTCGAAGACGAGCTGGGCACGTTCACGAACGACAAGGAAAAGGTATGGGAGGGCAAGCCGCATGAATAAACGATATGAAGAAGGGCGAGAGCCCTTCTTTTCTGAATCAGGCGAAAAACTCCAAAAACAATACGTCTGGACGAAAAACGAGAAAGGAGAAGAAGTACTGCAAGAAACTGAACCAATCGATATCCAACAGGAAATTGAAAGCTATGCGGACGAATGTGATATCAAAAGCATCGTCCGAAAAGCAAGTTTTGACCCACAGTTTCTGAAAAGCCTGTCGGAAGGAGCACTAAACGATACATACACGGATATTACGGAATTCCCACAGAACATTCATGAGTATCATCGCATGATCGCGACCGCACAGGCAAACGCCATGAAACTTGAAGAACTGCAAAAAAAGGCGGAAACAGAAGCTAAAGCAGAACCTAAAGCAAAGGAGGGCGGAGAATGAACCGAAACAATGAACGACACTTCAATCAAATTCCAGAAATGAAAGCAAGTCGAACGCGGTTCAACCGTGACCAGACTATTCTCACAACATTTGATTCCGGCAAACTGATTCCGTTTTACGTAGACGAAGTATTACCGGGCGACACATTTAGCGTGGACACGTCAGCAATCATTAGAATGACCACACCGAAATATCCGGTGATGGATGATGCATTCATTGACTTCTACTATTTCTATTGTCCTAGTAGAATTCTGTGGGATCATTTCAAACAGTTCATGGGAGAGGTAGAAGATACGCCATGGATGCCAACAAAGACATATGAAATCCCAAAAATCATCATAAACGGCACAGGTGAAGAAACAGCGCCAAGAGAAGGTTCGATTTTAGACTACATGGGAGTGCCGACAAAAATAAAGGGAGTTTTCACAGTCAACGCACTGCCAGTCCGAGCATATGTCATGATCTGGAACGAATTTTTCCGAGACGAAAACGTAGGCAACGCGGCAGTAATTAAAACAGATGATGAAGACGTAGCATACT